CTGATGAAGGCAATCGAGGAATGGCAGGAGGCCCGCAGCCATGGCTGATGTCCCGAAAGGCATCGCCACGATCGCGAAGACCGTGCCCCGCCAGTTCGCCCTCCTCCTCCTCTTGGACGGCTACCCCTACGTCGAGATGACCGCCCGCAAGTCGGCCGACTTCATGACCGACCTCAACGCCTGGAAGCGCAAGACGTACCCTTCCCTGTCCCGCTCTAACGTCCGATTCTTTACGCTCGCTCCTACCGGGGAGGTCAAAGAACTTACCTTTACCAAATGACCAACCGCGAATACCTGAGGAACGTCCTCACTCAGTTAGGCGGCGAAGTGGCCGCCCTCCGTCCGACGCCTGAAGACTCTCACCGCGTCTCCAATGATGACCTGTTTAATCTTCAGGTAGCCATCAACGCCGCCGCCGAGGAACTTGAACGGCTCGACGCGGAGAACATCGAGGAGGCCTATCACATCAAGCCCGTCTACGATCGCATCAAGGCCGTCATCGCCCATGAGCGCGTCCTGCGCAACCAGCTCGACCGCGTGGCCCTAGCCGCCGACAACGCCCTCGACCTGTGCAACCTCCTTTCGGCGCACGTCGAAGAGCACAACCCGAGCGAAGACGACGCCGCCCTCTGACCCATGAGCCAGCGCTACACCATCTTCCCGTCCAAGGACAACAAGACCGGCGTCCTTCGGTATGGCTTCAAGGATGAGAAGGCCAACGCGGATAAGCCAAAGGACGCCCTTGTCCACGGCACTGCACTGTATTGCATCGGACACACCTTTCTGTTGATCGAGAACGCTGCCGACGCCATCACCGTCTGCGCGCTTCTTAACCACATCGAAAAGAACACCGCCTCCCTCTGACCCTTTCCACCAAACGCACATCATGCCCCAAATCCACGACCGCAAAGAATACCGCGCCTTCCCAGCGCTCAACCAGTCCGCCGCGAAAGTCCTCGTCGGCAATTCGCCTGCCCACTATCAGGCCTACATCAACACGCCCCAGGAAGAGACCAAGGCCCTCAAGTTCGGCACCTTCGTTCACTCGGCCGTCCTCGAACCGAAGACGCTCGACGACCTCTACGTCACCGCCCCGGATTGTGATCGGCGGACTAAAGAGGGAAAGGCTATCTGGAGCGAGTTCGTCACGGCCAACGCCGGCAAGACTATCCTCGACTATGAGGAGTCAGCCCTCGGCCATCTTGTCGCCGCGTCTGCCCGACACGCGCTTAAGACCCACGGCGTCGTCTTTGACGCGACCGAAGTCATGTACCACGTCGACTACTGTGGCGTCCCGCTCAAGGCCGCCATCGACGGCGTGGCCGGTGACTACCTCTGGGACATCAAGACCACAGGCGCCGGTGAAGCGACTCCCGCTGGTATGTTAAAGAGCATCCGCAATTATCGCTATAACCTGCAGGCCTATTGGTACCGACTCGTCTACGAGCTCGCCACTGGCCGTCGCCCTCTCGGCTTCCGATTCCTCTTCATCGAGAAGGAGCCCCCGTTCGCCTGGTCGATATGCGAAGTAGGCCCCGACCTGATGTCCTATGCCGTCTCCGACTTCGAGAAGGCCATCACCCTCTACAAGGAATGCAGCGCCACGGGCGTCTGGCCGTCTTACACTCAGGAGATTCAGGTCATCGACATCAAGTCCACGACCACCGCCGCCCCTATCAACTTCGCCTAATACCATGACCACCGAAAACAACGACCGCCCGCCGCTCACGTCCATCTCCCAGAATGGAACGTACAAACTGAAACTCATCCGCCCCAAGGGAACCGACAAGGTCAAGGTCTGGGAGGATGGCACGGCCTCCGCCCGCCTCTTCTTCGTAGACGACAAGGGCTTCTGCCTCTCAAAGAACTTCTCCACCAAGTACGGCAAGGCGCTCGCCATGCTCGTCGGTAAGTTCTCCGGCAAGTTCACCAACGAGATCAGGCTAGACGCGACCCCTGCCGAGTACCTGGAGTACATCGCCCCCGCTTGCGGCCAGACCATCCTAGTCGGCGTAGAGGTCGAGGCTAATGGCGAATGGCAGGGCAAACCTCAGTATAAATATAAGATGACGTACCCCCGCGGAAGTCAGTCCCCGGTCGTCAGCGAGCCCATCCCCGACAACCCGCCGTTCTGATGGACAACCACGTCAAGCTGCGGGAAGCCCTCATCGAGGCCCTGCTCAAGAACCCCGACATCAAACTGCGCCGCGTCAGGCGCAAGGTCAAGATGTCCGGCCGCCAGACCCGCATCGCCGCCCGCATGGCCAAGGCGCTGCGTAAGGCCAACGCTGAATGAGCACCGCCGCCGCCAAGAAGGTCGCCTCCATCCTCCGGCTTAAGGAATGGGCAAAGGCCAACCCTGAAAAGGCAAAGCAGACCCAAGCAAATTGGCGGGCTAAGAATCGCGATAGCCATCGGGAAGCGATTAAGCGCTGGAGGGAGAAGAACAAGGATCGCGCTCGGGCCGTTGAGTCCGAACGTTCGAAACGCCGCTTCTTCCATACCAGGGCTAAGAACTCGGTATGGCGAACCAAGCAGGGCGACGTGGCGGAAATCAGGTCTGCCATTTTCTGGATATGGAAGCGTCAGCGTGGCCGATGCGCCATGACTGGGAAGCCATTGGACAGGACCGCTGAGCTAGATCACATCATCCCCGTGTCTAAGGGAGGCAATAACGAGCCTTCCAACCTTCAATGGCTTTCTCCCGAAGTTAACCAGTGCAAGAACGATATGACTGTCGAGCAGTTCATGGAAGTCTGCAAAGCCGTCCTTTCCTACTACAAAAAATAATGTCCCCTCCCACACTCGTTTTAATTTGCGGATTCGCAAGGGCCGGGAAGGACTCCCTTGCCGAGGGCATCCTTGAATGGTCCCGCCGGCCGTCGCGCAAGACCTCCTTTGCCGCCCACCTCAAGGACGCAGCGAACGACTTCCTCTGGTCGCTCAATCTGGAAGGCGACTTCCATAACGAGGCCTTTAAGGTGAAACATCGGGACGTGCTCGTCACCCTGGGCAAGTTCGCCCGCTCCCTTAACCCTGACGTCTTCGCCGAGAACCTCGCCCACTTCGTCCCGATCCAGATGGGCCCCGATGAGGTCGCCCCCGAGACGGTCGTCGTTTCTGACTGGCGGTATATCAACGAGCTGCGGGTGTCCCAGTCCATCCTCTGGAACCTCGGCTGGAAGGTCCGCACCGTCTACGTCTCCACGGCCGGCATCGGCCCCGCGAACGACGAGGAGCTCGACAGCATCTGCGAGATTAAGCAGTTCCATTCCTTCGACCAGGAGTTCGTCTTCGCCCCTAACTCCCGCCAGTGCATCCTCGCCGAAGGGCGCCATCTGGCCAAGACGTGGAATCTCTGACGATGGAAGAGCCCCTGTCCATGGAGGAGACCATCGCATGGGCCAAGGGCATCGGCATCTCCGCCGAGCGCGTGGCGTTCCTCCTCGCCTGTCCGAAGTATACCCGCACCGGGCGAAAGGACCAACCCGCCTACATCAAGACCGACAACCCGAACCACCACCTCCAGAAGCAGGGCGACTGCTGGTGGCTCCGCATCCGTCGGCGCAAGACCGACATCGTCCACAACCTGGGCAAAGACCTCGAGACCGCCCGCCGTCACCGCGACGAGATGCTTGCGGCCTATGACAAAGGCGAACCCATCCCCCACCTGACCAAATGAGCAAGCTGACCAAGTTCATCTACGCCTCCGACAGTCATGGCGACATGGCCGACCCCGAGGCCTTGGCCGCGCTCTACGAGTTCACTAAGGACTTCGGCGGGAGCAGCGTCCTCAAGATTGCCGGTGGAGATCAGTACGACTTCCGCTCCCTGCGTAAAGGCGTCGGCACGGACAAGGAAGGCGCTGAGTCCCTCCAGGCTGACCTCGACGATGGAAAACAGTTCTTCGACCGCTGGCGTCCTAACGTCTGGCTGTGGGGTAATCACGAGCACCGACTCGACGCTGCTCAAGGCGCCGGCTCCGCCCTGGTCCGCGACTACTGCCAAGGGGTGAAGGACCACATCAACGCCCACGCCCGCAAATGCGGAGCACGGACCATCCTCCCCTACCACGCCGACAAGGGCGTCTATCGCCTAGGCCCGGTGGCGATGATACACGGATATGCACACGGCGCCAACGCCACCGTTCTCCAAGGCCTCCACTACGCCCCTTACGGCGGTGCTCTCATCCACGGGCATACACACAACCTCGCCAGCATTGCCTTGACCAAGCACGGGGGCGGCAACGCCTTCTCAGCTGGATGCCTATGCCGTAAAGACGAGATGACCTATAGCGCTCAGAGACTGGCGACGGCCCGATGGGGCTCAGGCTTTGTCGCGGGCTTCGTCACCGCCGGCGGAGACTACAAGGCATGGCTCGTCCACAAGATGGGCGACCAATGGATCTGGACGAAAGACCTTAAGACCTTTACCCCCTGAGCTCATGCCCAAGTCCCGCAAGAAGATGCTCTACACCCGCGTCGGCAATGACCCGGTTCTCCTCGCCGTCATGGCCGAGATTAACCGCAGCGCCGTGAAGCCCCCCAAGGGTTACATGACCCGCGATCAGTGGGCGGCCAAATGGAAACTCAAGGCCGGCCACACCGCGTCCATCTACATCAAGAAGGCCATGGACATCGGCGCCCTGGTCAAGGTCCGCTACCGCGTCCTCATCGGCAAGAGCAACCGACTCCGCGCCGTGGACCACTACGGCCCGCCAATCGCCAAGCGGTAAAACATTTGACCAAGCCGACGCACATCGGCAAACCCCACCTCCCTCCCTATGCCTCTCCCCTCCGCCATCGACGCGGAACGCCACCTCCTCGGTGTCCTCCTACGCGATGCTCTCCCTCTCCCCGAAGGCCTGATCCCTTCGGACTTCCACGAGCCCAAGCATCAGGACACGGCCGCCTGTATCAAGGCCCTCTCCGATGCCGGCGTCCCGCCAGACGAACTGGTCGTGACCAACAAGCTGCGCGAAGCCAGGTCAACGGCCGAAGCCCACTACATCTCCGAACTGACGACCAACGTCGGCGCGTCCGTCTTCAACCCCGGATGGGCTGACCTCATCAAGCGCAAGGCCGCCCTCCGGCAAATCAGCCTCACCGCGTCCCGCCTCTACGACCACGCCAACGAGGAAGACGCCGACCCCGAAGCCCTGGTCGCCTTTACCGAGGGGTCACTCAAGGCCGCCAAGGGCAGAGCCAAGCCACGCGATCAGGCCGAACTCATGCCCCTGTCCCTGCTCCGCTCCTTTGACGCGGACAACGACCCGACCTGCCTCGTCGGTAACCGCTGGCTATGCAAGGGCGGCTCGCTCCTACTCGTCTCGCAGTCAGGCGTGGGCAAGTCATCCTTCACCCTTCAGCTGCTCATCTGCCTAGCCGTCGGCCGTCCCTTCTTCGGTATCCAAGCCAAGCGGCCTTTGCGTATCGTCATGGCTCAGGCCGAGAACGACGCCGGGGATGTCGCGCAGGCCTTCCAGTCCATCTGCCAAGGCCTGATGCTCTACCCGGACGAAGAGCGCCTACTCGACGAGAACCTGCACATCTACCGCGACACCCATTCGGTCGGGCCTGCCTTCATCGAACGGATGCGGGAACTAATCATCCGCCACAACGCGGACTGGTTCACCTGCGACCCGCTGATGTCCTTCTGCGGCATCGAGGTCTCCGATCAGAAGCAGATGACCGAGTTCCTGCGCCACGGCATCAACCCGGTCCTCGAAGAGACCGGCGCCGTCTTCATGGCCGTCCACCATACGACCAAGCCCCGCTCGGCCAAGGACAAGGAAGGCCAGACCGTTGCCGACCTAGCATACGCAGGGAGCGGGAGTTCAGAACTCACCAACTGGGCACGCGAGTGCGCCGTGCTCCAGAGATGCCCAGGAGACGAACCCGTGTTCAAGTTCGCCCTGACCAAGCGCCGCGGCCGTGCCGGCCTGAAGGACCACGCCGACGACTTCGCCAACGAGATCACCATCCGCCACGCCCGCCAGAAAGGGGTCGTCCGATGGGAGTACGCCACCCCCGAGGAGGCCAACCCTGCCCAGACGGAGACCAGACCCGCCCGCAGGGATAGCGATTCCAGACCCGCCAAGGCCTCGCCAAGGCGTTTTCAGGCCGACTGAGGGTCAATCCCCGTCCTACCCCCTATGACCCCCCTTTCCCTACCCCCTCAAGGTCCGACTCAAGGTCCGACTCAAGGTCCGTCCTTATCTTACGATAAGGGGTTCTTCGGGCTTACCCCCTCCGCTGGAGCGTCGGGACGCCCTTGAACACTGTCCAATTTAACCTACCGAGATGACCCAACCCAACCCGAGGAAGGCCACCCCCTCCCAACTCCGCTACCTAGCCATCAAGCGCCGCTGGACTAGGATCAGACTGAAGGCCTGGAGAGAGATGCCCGAGAAGATGGAAGCCGCTCGCCGCGAGGCCACCAAAGAGGCAGCAAGGAAGAGGAGAGACAAGAACGACGGACTCCGTCAGGTCGTGGCCACATGGCCGGACCTACTGACCTCGCCTCAGCTGAGGGAACGGATCGCGGCAGACATCGCCTACAAGGGGAAGCCGTCGTCCCTGGTCTACCGACTTCGCCGGCACGGGATGGTCTCCTTCCGTGAGGACGGCAACTGGCTCAACCTTTGTACCTTGATACCGAGAGAAGATGGGCAACCTAAGCCGTAATGGCGAAACAACTGCACGACCTTGAGGCTCCTGCCAAGGATGCCCGGTCGTTCGATGCCTGGTACTTCTCCCTGCCTAAGGCCACGCAGGACAAGATGCGGGAAGCGGGCGTGCTTCCCTACCGCGAGATGGTTCAGCCTCGAC